TGTCTGGCGAGCGTAGCCGGTAGCCGTCGCGAATTCGGCAATGGACGCACCGCCCATCGTCGTTTCCGTGGACTGGAGCGCTCCGGTAACGGCCGCAGAGCTAATTGCCTGATAGACCGATCCGGCAGCCGGGCTCTGCGTCTTGAGGAATACCGCGTTGAGCGCTTGTGATTCCGCATATTGGAAGAGTTGGCCGGAAGAGAGAGCGGGCATATCAGGCTCCCGTGAAATGCTCGGTGAAGAATTCCGGGTCCACCGTCGTGTGACGGCTTTGGCCGGTCCTATCCGTCCACTGGACGATAGGCCAGCCTGAGTCAGCGTCGAATTCCAGCACCTTCACTTCCTCGCCGGAATGTAGGTCTAGCTCCCGCATTTCTGCGAGCAAATCCTCACCCGCATGATGCCGGCCGAACCCATGTCCTTCCTCGTGGTTGTAGGTGTATTTCCGGCCCTTCGCGGCTTTTGCCATTTGAAGCCTCCTACTTCAACGAGCCGTCAGAATTCCAGTTGTCCGGTATATCCGCGCTCCATCCCTTTGATGCGGCTACCCGGATTATATACCTCCTGACTTTTGCGCGCTCTGCATCGGTATTTGGCCGGGCTCTCCCCACGGCCGAAATGGCGGCTGATAGGGAATTGCTCTTGCCATATCGCGTCTTGATTGGGAAGCGCGGAGCGTCACTCGCATTGGCCTGAGACGGGGCCATCGCCTGTCCGGCCTTACGCAGCCGCTTCCGCTCTTCCATTCCGGCCGGGGTGCTCATTTCCTTCCTCCTACATTTGGGCCGCTAGCGTCCGGCATTTTGCCGCATCCGCCCGGAGCGCGGTGATCTGCCTATTCACGCTGACAATTCTTGACTCGACTCCCGCCACGGTCTTGGCCTGAGTCGATACGCTCTTGACTTTGGCGGCCGCAGCCTGAGACGCGGTGGTGACCTTTTTGGTCGTGGCTCCCGGCTTGACCTTCCCGCTCGCGCCCGATTTGGAGCCTGCCGGCTTTTTGGGTGATGATCGCTTCGCTGTGGCATGCGATTTGGGTGTGCTCGGATGGAGCATTTGCTGCTTGGCCGCCCGCAATTGCTGAAGCTCCGTAGTCAATTCCCGGATACGCGACGCATCCTGGCGGGCTCTATCGAGCAATTGTTTCTTTACCGCGCCGCCAGGCTGAGCCGGTCCACCCTTGGACCCAAACCGGCCTCCCTGCGCTCGCGGATGCAAGCTCTCATTGAATTGCGGGGTGGTCATGCCGACTCCAATGTTGCTCCCAGGCGGCCAAAGCCGCTTTGCCACGCTTTCCCTTTGTTGCTTCGCCCCATTGTTTCGATAGCGCTTCATTTGCCGGAGCCATGCCTTCAAATACCGGCTCCGCGAGGCAGCCGCAATGATCGTGCGCCCTGAACTTTACTGACTCTGACGTGTATACACCTCCGCGCCCGGCAAGCATTGCACAAAAGGCGCAAGCTCCCGGCTCAATTACCCGTTCCCAACCACGGGCACTCGGGTCATTGATCGCGCTCTTGGTGATGGTATTCCGGCTCCCCTGAAGCACCAGCCGGGTACCCGCTCCCTGAACAGCCCGGCTCGCTATTTGGGATGCCTCTTCTGAGTCCAATTCCTTGGCCTGATGGAAGAATGTCCCCGGCCCCATCGACTCCATTACCCGCTCGGCATATTGAGAGTCCAAATCGGTACCCGGCAGATGAAGGTAATCAAGCCCGGCCGTCACCCTGGCATTCTGATAGAAGTTAGCCGCATTCGCCGCAGACACGTCGTATTGCTGAGAAATCAGCCCGAACAGCGTCGGCCGTAGCGCATTCCAGCTATCCGCGAAATGCCTAGGGTCGATGTAATGCTGCCAAAGGTTTTGGATGCCGGTTTGGGCGTGATTTGCTATGGCGAATTGGCGGCTCCTGTAGCCGTAGGCGAGTGCTGCCAGGGCCAAGGCTCTCGGGACCGGGGAGCCGGGCACACGAGGTGCCATCAGTGTGGCCGGAACTGGCACGCTGGCCGCGTACGGCGCGGAGCCGGTATCCGGCTGTGAGCCGGGCTCCTGTGCCACGAGAGTGCCATTAGCGGGCTGCGTCATGCCTGGCCACCTCCGGGCGGTGGGCTAGCCAGAAGTTGCTGGGCCTCTGTTACGGGACCACCCAGCGGGCTCGCGGCTCGCGCGGCAGTAGGAGAGGCACCAGTCAGCGGGCTCGTGCCATTACCGCCACCAGGAGCGCCACCTATGGCCGCCGCTTGCCCGGCCTGGCCGAGAGCCTGCTGGACTTGAGCTTGCGCGTCGGCCCGTTGCTTGGCGAGTAGCCAGGCCGCGACATCATCTGAAGTAACGCCAGGGATTCGCTTCCAAAGCTCTTCCACCGGCACACCGAGCATTTGGGCGACCTTTGTCAATCCGTCGATGGTAGCCGAGAATGCCCGCGCGCTCGTGTCACGCCAGATGACCGATCCGTTTAGGTCATTCCAGCCGTCCATATTGCCGGCAGCCTTTGCCGACAGCCGGTAAGTATTCCGCCACGAGTCGGTAAGAATGGACTGAAGCTCTCCCACCTTCCGGTCCAGGCCATCACGTGCGGCCGCGAGAGCTTCCGCGCTCAGGTTCGCAATTTGCCCGAGCAAATGGTATGGCGGCACCTGGCTGATCGTAGACATATGCCTAATGCCGGCCTCGCGGGAATCGTTATATGACGTCAGACTGGACTCGCTGAATTCGCCAAACTTGGTCGCGGCATCCTCGCCCACCCATACCCGGTCCACGCCCGGCCGGAACGGCTTTGCCTCTCCACCCTCTTCATCGACTGGGACCATTCCGGTTACCCACCTCTGCCGGAAGGCCGCGAATTGCTCCGTAATCATCATGTTGAAGGTAGAGAAGTTGATTTGGTCCTGAATAGCGATCAGCGGCTCCACCTCGCCCACGCAATCGCTATCGCCATCCAAATCGGCCTCGTGGACAAATCGCACGACCGGGCAAATGCCCATTCCATGCTCCGCGACAGACGGCTGCCCGTTGAGAATCGGGTCGCCATCATCGGCAATATCCAAGTCCACCGTGCTAGAGCCGACCGGGCCGGTCAGGATGTAACGATTGTTCTCGTCATAGACCGAAACAATGCGCACCTGCTTTCCGGGCGCATTGGAGTCGAGCACGACCTTTTCCTCAATCGCAAAGAGCGGCCATTCGTCATCCACGCCATCCGCGTAGAATGCCGTCAAACGGCGCGGACTGACCGGCCGGATGACCGGGACCGAGTCAGACTCGTGTTCCTCGCCAGTCGCCATAACTCCCGGAAGGACAATGACATAAGCCGTACCGTATTTGATAACGGCTCGGTGGACTCCGTGCTGCCGCGAGATCATCCGGTTGGCTTGGAAGGCCGCCCACATTGGATTCGGCTTCCCGGACATTTCCGTCTCGGTTGTCTCTCCGCTGGGCCGGTAGCCGTCCACGTGCAAGTTCTGGCTAATGACCGAGACGATGAGCGGAAGGAAATTGCGCTTGGAGCGCTTACTGATCCAGCGGTACTCCGCATTGACGCCTTTTGGCACGTAAGGCGGGTCATGCTTCCCGTCCACGTATTTGCCAATTCTGCGGAGCCGGATTTGCTCGGCCTCGCGCATTTGGACGAATTGGCCCGCGATAGTCGTCACTTGGCCCGGAGGAAGGATCATGACCGCACCTTCGCCATCTTGGCCCTATTGGCCGCGTTGTTCTCGTATATGTATGGATGCCCGTCCACCATTTCGATAATGGTGTCGCCTTCACCCGGCTCGGGCTCTTGCTCTTGGCTCTGCGGCTCTTGTGGCTCGCTGGCTCCAGTGTCCCGTTGCGATTTGGGCATCGCGGAAGTCCCTTGCGCTAAATTGATAACTACCGACGTGGACCATCTTGGAAACGGCCTTGGACTCAAATGCCGTGTGATAGTAGACATGAACAGTTTTTGTCTTCATATCCACGACCTGGACGATGAGGAGCGGCTTCACACCTAGCTCGCCCACGGCATCATTCTTGCGTTGCTGCTCTTCCTTTTTGATCGCTGTCTTCTGGCTTTTGGCCTGGACATTAAGAGTCTTCAGCTCACCGCCATATTTCTTGTCAAGCTTGAAGTCGAGAGCCGTGGTGCGGGAGCTACGGCCTTGGCCTGCGGCCGTCCCGGCTCCGGCAATCATTATGTACGGATGCCCGAAATGCGACTCCACCATGGAAGCTCCGCGCCGCCGGAACAGATGCTCAAATGTGTCGCCTATTTCGGACTTGCCCATTGGTGCGCCGGTAGCCGGATGCATGAATGTGGTAGGCGTCTGGACCTTTTGCCGGCCGCCAGTAATCGCCCGGAGCGCTGACTCAGCCTCGCCTCCCTTGGTCCATTCACCGTGTGGGTTGCGTAGCTCGTGGCTCACGTCGTGGGCAATTCCCATTTCTATCTCCTGCGGAGTGTTCCCCGGAAAATGTCCTCAAGACCGGAGGCCGCTTGCGCAGCCTGGAATGCCTGAGTCGATGACAGGCCGTGACCGCGCGAATGAGCAACCCTTGTAGCCGATTTGCCCGCTTGCTCTGCGGCCTCGCGCCGTGCCCTTTCAACATTCGATTCCGGCGCAGAAGCCGCGATATGAGCAAGCGCCATATGATAGGCCGCTATTCGCTCTCTGTGATTTGGTCCTGACTTCGGGCCGGTTGACATCGGGCCAAGAGCGTCACGCGCCTTGTTCAGCGAATTGATTGCTGCACCTTTGTTCCCGTCCCGGATATGACCGGCCGCAGCCCTAAGATGTTGTTTGGTCGTGAACCGGGTATGACCCATTCCGGATGCGTGGGAGTCGATTGCGTCGGCCAGGGAGCCGCCAGTTGTCCATCGACCGGCCAAGTCCCTAAGCTCTTTTGCGTTAAATGCCATTACGAGAAACTCCAGACCTTGCCTTTGGACTTTCCTTCGCTTTCAAGGTGCTCGGTCCATTCCTTAGTAGCCAGCACCAATCTCCGGGCATGCCGCGCGATAATCATCGCGACATCCCCATCTATCTTACGCGGTGAGTTCGGGCTCTCTTTGGATATCGACATTCCCCACTTGTTCGGGCTATTCCGCGCGTTCACGACATGACGGCCGAGACGCGAGTCACCATCGTGCTTGAATCCGGCCTCGTCAATCTCGGCGCATACCATTTCTGCGGCCTGAGTGAATTCGCCTACGTGGGAGCGCATGTCCCAGGCTATCGGCTGCGGGTCGCGGCCTCCGGGAACTGACCACAGCCGGACAATAGCTCCGTACTTGGCTCGCCAGCTGACCTTTGTGCTCTCTTCCCATTCCTTGACGTCAGCGAAGAATGCCCATACATCCCACCGTTCAAATGCATTGTCGAGCGCGGCCTGGACTTCTAGTACTGGGATCGGAATGGGGTGGCCGCGCGGGTCAACCGTCTCCCAGATGCCAATTGTGAATACAAATCCCGACCGGATAT